GAACAAAAAGATAAAGAAGGGAATACAATAAAGGTATATCAAAAAGCACCGGAGCTGAAGGCGTCCGAGTATCTGCTCAATCAAGGCATAGGCAAGGCCAAAGAGACAATGGAAGTAACAGAGGTTAAACGTATCATGATAGACTTCTAGGCGGGTACTCCCGCGCGTCTACTCAGGTGCTTTAGCACTCCATTTGTTTTAAAGAGAGAAATTATTATTTAAAGAAATTATTTTATATAGAGATTATTATATAGATAGATTAATGATAACAGTATTATATAGAGTAGTTTATTCTGAAACTTGTGAGGAACTTTCGTTATCACCACTAAGCCCTCACATTTGGCTCCCCGGGAAATTTGCACCACAAAATTGAAACACTCTTATAGAATTATATAACTATGCCTAAAACACATACATTTAAAAAAGGAAAGGAGCACCCTAAGAACAAGGGAGCAGTTAAACTTTCGGAATTAATAAAACCACATGAGAAGCAACTTGAGTTCATTAAAGCTACTGATAAGTATAAATATGTATTATATGGGGGGGCTAAAGGGGGTGGAAAGAGTTATATTTTAAGGTGGACATTGATAAGGATGTTATGTAAATGGGCTAAAGAAGGGAAGAAGAATGTTCGTGTAGGATTATTTTGTGAAGACTACCCAGGACTAAAGGACCGTCAGATAACTAAAATTAAGGAAGAGTTTCCTACATGGCTAGGGACTTTGAGTGATTCTAATATTCAGGGAATGTCTTTTGTGCTAAAACCAGAGTTTGGTTCAGGGATTATTGCCCTTCGTAACTTGGACGACCCGTCTAAATACGCTTCTTCGGAGTTCGCTGCAATTGCTATTGATGAGTTAACTAAAAACCCAAGAAAGACATTTGACCAGATACGTTCTATTATGCGTTGGCCGGGAATGGAGGAAACTAAATTTATCGCCGGAACTAACCCAGGGGAGCAAGGGCATGAGTGGGTGAAGAAGTTGTGGGTGGATAGGATTTTTACTAGCGAGGATCCCCTGCCGAATCAGGTTCATTTCGTGAGATCATTGCCTTCGGACAATCCACACAATGCTATGAGTTATATCGAGGAGTTAAAGCGATTGCCTGAGAAGTTGCGTAAGGCATATATGGAGGGTAATTGGGATGTTTTTGAGGGGCAATATTTTTCGGAGTTTGATAGGGATAAGCATGTGGTGAAGGCTTTTGATTTACCGGAGCATTGGATACGGTTACGGTCTATTGATCCATCGGGGAGGAGTGGAGTGACTTCATGTCACTGGTATGCGCTTTCTACTAACGGGGATGTTTATTGTTATAGGGAATATTACGAGTCGGGAAAAGATGTGGACGAGCATGCGCGAGCCATAGCTTTAATGTCGGAAGGGGAGGAATATCCTTATACTTGTATCGATGCAGCAGCATTTTCTAAACTAGGATTACCGGAGACAACAGCCGAGATATACGAAAGGTATAATGTTACAGGGCTGATACCTTCTATGAAGAACAGGATAATGGGATGGAATATGGTGCATCAATATTTAAGGTGGGATGATCATACGGAACCAAAGTTGAAGTTTTTTGATCACTGCATAAATATCATACGAACGATACCTCTAGCCATGCACGATGATAATAAACCAGAGGATGTTAAAAGCGTTTACTCAGGAGCGGAGCACCAGGATGCGTTGGATGATTTACGTTATATACTGCAGACATTGCGGGAACAGGAATCACCACGCACGCTAAATGTGGCGGAAAAACGCTTAGAACAATTGAAGCAACGGGAAAGAGGGGAGCAATTTAATTATAGATATAAATAAAACTTGACAGTATTATTATTAAAAAGATATAATAAATAAAAATGGAACAAAAACTAAAAAGTTTAGAAAAACCTATTGAAGTAAAAGCATATAATCCTACCAAGGAAGAAATAATTTTACAGACTTTTATACAAAAGAGAAAAGATGAAATGCAGGCTTATCGTACTTCTCTGGGGATAGAGAAAGATTGGAGAGAAGCGGATATAGAATACATCCCACACGAATTAGATTTCGGGACACCAAGAAAAAGATTTGAAGCGGACCAAGACACAGGGTTACGTTCTAGACTTGTACCTATTGGGGACAATACACAAAACTGGAGATCATCTGCATCTTCTCCTACTTTGCTGGTTAAAATACAAACAGCATTTTCTATCTTGATTGACCAAGATCCAGAGGGTATGCTAACAGCGATTAGTAAGATGTATGAAAGTAGAACAAAGATAGCTTATTCTATTTGGAAAAGGAACTGGGCTATTACTGATGCAAAGCAAGTTTTACGTCTTTTTATTTTTGATATGTTGAAGTATGGATGGGGCGTTGGACGTTCTTTTCCTAAAAAAATAGCATACGATAAAAGCGTGCTTGTAGAATACGACTCAAAAGATCCAGGTAAAAATAAATATGAGACTAAGCAATTAACCTGGTTTAATGATGTAGGTAGAAGCAGGTTGTCTCCATACAAAACTTGGATTGACGAGCAAACCAAACCTTATGATGTTTACTCGATGAATGACTGTTACTATGAAATGGACTTTTCTTACGATGAAGCAAAACTAGAATTCGGGGGGTATCCTAACTTTGATTTTGTAAAACCAGACTCTAGGGTTACTGACAATTCAATAAAACCAGCTTCAACAAATGATGAAAAACAATTATCAGAACGTACTGACATTGTTACTATTGGATTTTACGAGAATAGATTAAAGGACTTGTATGGTGTTTGGGCACCAAAGGATAAAATTGTTTTACATAAGTGTCCCCTTCCTAATGATGATGGGTATTTATCTTTGTGGCACTCGCCTTGGATATTACGTTCAGCCGATTCTCCTTATGGTATTTCTATTTGGACAATAATAAAACAAGATAAGGAGTTGTATGATAAGTTCGACAACATGACTATAGATCAGTTGGTTCTTTCTATTATGAAGTTTGGATACCATACTGGTACTTCAGGAGTATTAGGAGATGGGGTTATGCAAATTATTCCAGGACAGTCAAAACAAATCACTAATGGTAAATTTGATTGGATGGAAATACCGGGACCGGGAGAAGAAGCATGGAAAGGACTATCATTTCGTCAAGATAAAATGGACAACAACTCAGGTATAACACCTACACTACAAGGAGAAACTAACTCTGGGACACTAGGTCAAAGTCAACTTGATAGAGAGGCTTCATTTAAACGCTTGAAGGTTCCACTTGATAATATAGCCTGGGCTATTGAGCAAGATGCGTATCTAACCCTTTCATGGTCTAAGCAAATATTTTCTACTCCAGAGATAAAAGAATTTACTACCGAAGACGAAATGATGGCTTACGAAGAAGAGATTGGTATAAAACACAATGAGCTTTTTGCTCAGACTACTCCTAACGCAGAGACAGGTATGCAAGAGCAAACTGGATTAACTGCTTCTTATTTACCGGAATTAGCCCTTCACTTAGAGGATAGAGATGGTCAACTTTTCGAATCAGCACAGTCTAGGTATTTTCAAGTAGGAAAAGATCTACCTGTAGATCAATTAAACTGGAAAGGTATATTTAAAGTTATCCCCCGTTCTATTTTTGATAAATCAGAGACTATAATGAAACAAGTAAAAACAGAGATGGCTAATATGCTTATTCCGCTATTATCCCAACCTCCAGAATTGGTAATGAAAGCCTGCATTGAGTTGTGTAAGGTCAACGAGGAAGATCCAAAGGATTGGTTACCTGATATTTGGTTTAATCCACCTCAACCTGAACCTGTTCAACCTGAACCTCCAAGAGTAAGTGTATCTATAAAGGCAGATGCTGGGACATCTTATGGCCAAGAGTTACTAAAACAAACAGGGGTACAAGATAATGAGTTACCAGCTCCAGACCAATTGCCGAAAACATCAGAGCAAAATCCTGGTGCTAAAGCAGGACATACTATGCAAGGTAATACTGGAAATACAAGAAGGGGAGCGCCAAGCGTAGTGCCTAAAGAGCAAGTAAGTGCTCCAACACAAAAGAGCACTATGGGAGGATTATTTGTTAAGAAATCATAATGGACCAATTACTAAAACGAAAATTAAAGTTACTAGTGCAATCAAAAGAATGGGAAGC